TCAAGTTCTTTTTTCGCCTTGGCGTTTTGCCCAAGCTGCTTCAAACCCTACTTCGTGATAGCAGTTTTCATGATTGCCCCAGAGACGGGCAAAGTAAGATTCGTAAGTTGACATGATATCTTTTTCGTTCCAGCTATCGGGAATGAGATGTCCCTTTACCATCCAGAAATAACGATTAGCTTCTTTGTGTTGAAATGTTGTCATACTGTATTTACAGCAGACTAAAATGTTAGCGTAAACTTAGGTAAATTTTAGCCGATTAAGAAACCGTAGCCCGTGCCGCCTGCAACTGCCATTGACACTTCGGTTTCAAGTTTTTCCATCTCTGCTTGTGCTTCTGATTTCAAACTATCACCGTTAAGAGTTGAGCCACCTTGTGGGCCTGCAATGGTTGCAAACTTACTACGTGCTTCGCCTAACATATATTTGCATGCTGCCAAGGTATAATCTTTAATCCACTGAATAGCCAAATAATCACTTAATAGTTGAGTATCGGGTCTGTAGTTGTACGCATAAACTAATAGTGTTTCGTCTGCAACTGGTTTTTGTAATAAAGTTAACCTTTTAGTATTTGCATTCCATTTAAATTCAATAAAACTACCAAACATTCGACCTACTAGTTCTTGATACTGAGAAAACATATCGTATGTTGCAAGCCCACCCATTTTACTGCTTGACAGCAAATACGTATTTGTATATGCCGCGTTAAACGGTTCAAACGTAGAGCCACCTTGTCCGCCACCGGTTCGTGATCCAATGCTTCTGCGAAATAACTGTCTAACTTCTACAACTTCCTGGGGCAATGTATATTCGTTTTGTTCAAGTACAGTTGGCATAAACAAATACGATTCTTCAACTGAATTATCACTACGTTGACGATAACGTGTTAGTGCTTTCTTCAAAGCAGTTTCGTAATGTATCGGATCAAGTTCAACGTCGACCATTCCACCACCTAAAAAGGCGTGTACATAATCAAATATTTCTTGCTTTTGAGTTGCTAAATCAGCCATGTGATGTTCTCCATATAGTATTTATCGTTACCGATAAATAGTTATATGCCAAGAATAAGTTTATACAAACCAGAGCGCGGTAACGATTATTATTTCCTAGATCGACAGATTCAGGAAATGTTTACTGTTGGCGGCACTGATATTAACATACACAAATACTTAGGACCAGTGGCTCCTGAGGACGGTGTTGCCACAGCTGATATTCCTCAGTATGATGCAGTAAAAGAAACTAATATACAAGATTTATTGTTTTTAGAAAATAGAGACCGAAAGTATGACCCAGACATTTATACAATGCGTGGCATTTATAATGTGCAGGATATCGACTTTGACCTAAGTCAGTTTGGATTGTTTTTAAGTAATGATACATTAATGCTTACTATACACATTAATAGTTCAGTTAAAACATTAGGACGAAAAATTATGAGCGGCGATGTTATAGAGCTGCCGCACTTAAAAGACGAGTATGCGTTAAACGATTATAGTTTTGCATTAAAACGGTTTTATGTTGTAGAAGATGTTAATCGTGCTGCTGAAGGTTTTAGTCAGACTTGGTATCCGCATTTATATCGTTTAAAATTAAAACAAATATATGACGGTCAAGAATACGCTGAAATACTTGATTTGCCAGCAGGCGAAGACACTGACACTACATTGCGTGACATATTATCAACATATGAAAAAGAAATGCAGATAAACAGAGCAGTAGTTGCACAAGCTGAATCCGATGCTCCTAAAAGTGGATACGACATTAGTCATTACTATACTGTAAGTACAAATGATGACGGATCAGTTGCATTAACTACTGCTGACGAAACTGACTTAGATGCATCAAATATTACATATGATACTGATACTATTGTAAGTAGACCCGAACGTGAGGGATACACCGGATACTTAGTAGGAACCGGTGATGCTGCGCCTAACGGTGCGCCGTTTGGATTTGGCATTGCATTTCCTAGAGAAAATGTTCACGGTGATTTCTTTTTACGGACTGACTTTTTACCAAATAGAATGTTTAGATATGACGGACAGCGCTGGGTTAAATATAATGATGATATTAGAATGACACTGAGTAATACTCTCGAACGTCAAACACAAAAATCTAGCTTCATTAATAATACCGCATCTAATACTATCGGCGGTGAAGTTGTTGAAGAACGTCAAAGCTTATCTAAAGCACTTAGACCTAAGGCGGATAATTAATGCAACATTTTTACGACGGTCAGGTAAGACGATACATTACGCAAATGATGCGTATTCTTAGTAACTTTCCTGTTCAAGATGGCAAAGGGGCACAAAAAGTAGTACCTGTTACATACGGCGATTTATCTCGTCAGGTTGCAAACATTATTAGAGAAAACTCAGAAAATAAATTGCCTAGTGCTCCTCGAATTGCAGTATATGTTACTGGATTAGAATTAGATAAAGATAGACTAACTGATGCAACATACACTCGTTCTACTAATATTAGAGAACGTACATATGATGCAGCTAATAATGAATACCTAAACACACAAGGTAAAAATTATACAGTTGAACGATTAATACCTACGCCATATTTGTTACGCATGAATGCAGATATATGGGCATCAAACACTGATCAAAAGTTGCAAATTTTAGAACAATTATTAGTACTGTTTAATCCAAGTTTAGAAATGCAAACAACTGATAACTTTATCGATTGGACTAGTATTACTGTTGTTAATTTAGAAAACGTTCAGTGGAGTAATAGAAGTGTTCCTATCGGTGTTGATAGCGAGATAGATATTGCTACATTAGGGTTTAGTGTACCAATATATATTTCACCGCCAACTAAAGTTAAAAAGATGGGGGTTATTACTAATGTGATTACTAGCATGTTTGACGAAACATTAGGTACTATTGAAAGCGGAGTGAGTGCTCCAGAATTAAATGCATACGACGATATTCCTGTACCAGGCGCATCTACTAACAAATTTGGTGCAAAAGCAACGTCAATTACAGCAAACGAAATGGCCAACGTTAATTACAATAAGTACGGCGTATATGTTAGTACAGGTGCTGCACAATTAATTAGCGGAGGCTCTGTAGGAAATAAAAATTGGAGAGAAATATTTGAAGCGCTCCCCGGATTTTATACAGCTGATGTTAGTAGAATATTTTTGACCAGCACCAACAACGATAGTACAGTCACTGGAACATTTACACTCAATCCGTTTGATGAAGGCAAAGTTGAAATTAACTGGGACACTGATAGCTTCCCACAAGATACAGTAATTGAGGGTCGTACTAGTATTGATTATATTATTGATCCTACTAGGTTTAATCCTACTGATATTAAAATTGCAGGAGTTAGATTATTACTTCTTGAAAGTGTTGGTAACGCTAATGCTGTTGAAAACCCTATAGCATGGCGTAATTCAGACTTGACCGGATTAGTTGCTAATGCAAACGATATTGTTGAATGGGACGGAAGTAAATGGAATATTATATTTAATTCTGAATTAACTATAGAAACTACTTATGTTACTAATTTAAATACTTCAGTGCAATACCGATACAACAACGGTGAATGGCTGTTAAGTATTGACGGCGATTATCCAGTTGGGACATGGAGGATTGAGCTTGACGGATAATTATTTATATGGACAAAATAATTTGCAGCGGCGCTCTCTTTTATACTTTAGAAACTAATAGGTTTTTATTCTTACATCGTGCTAACGGTAAGAGAGCAAATCTATGGGGATTAGTTGGAGGCACTAACGAAGGTGCCGAAACCCCCTGGGAGGGATTGCAACGTGAAATACAAGAAGAAATTGGACAACTTCCGGTAATTAAAAAGACGCTTCCTTTAGAAAGTTTTGTTTCTTCTGATGAGCGGTTTCAATTCCACACATATCTATGTGTAGTTGAAAAGGAATTTATACCAGTACTTAATCACGAACACGATGGGTATGCTTGGTGCAGTTTTACTAAATGGCCAAAACCGTTGCATCACGGACTTCGCAATACACTACAAAGCAAAGTCAATTTAACTAAACTAGAAACTGTATTCAAAACTATAAATCTTCTTGACAATTAAGCGGAAAGAAAGTATAATAGTGATATGAGAGTATTAGTAATCGGCGATGTAATAATCGACAAATATATTTATGGAACTTCAGAGCGGTTAAGTCCCGAGGCTCCTGTGCCTGTGGTTAAGTATCTAAGTGAATCTAAATCATTTGGCGGTGCAGGACTTGTATTTGAAAATCTTAGAAGTTTAGGTGTCGATGCTGAATTGTTTAAA